TAAGTCAAAATATTTTAAGAAAAAATATCTTCAAGCAAACATTCAGTTGCAGGTTTGTCTTCTCTTGTTTTAAGAAAGAATCCATGTCTTATAGTCTGTGCTTTATTATCTTTCATCATACATTGTATTTCTACAACTTTACCTAAATATTCTTCTGGGTGAACAGACATATCTTCTCTCATATAATCAGTTAATCCTGAAGCTATTGTACCTATTGAATGAATTTTACCTTCATTATCATAAGCACCAATTTCTATTGCATTATTCCATCCATAATAATAATGTTTAGTAACTGGAATTGGATTATATCCATTTTCTTTTAACCAAGAATAGTTGCCTTGAAGTCTATTTCCGTCTTCTTCTCTAATATTAAAACTCCAAGACTCAAGTTCTTTACCAGCATACATTTTTTCAGGTTCTTTAAATCCAATAATTATTGCATCAATATAATCTACCTGCTTAGCTTTAAGCATGGTCATGGGACGTTTACCTGGCTCATAGTAAGCATCTTTTTTCTTTACCACTAATCCTTCTTCACCTTCGGATAAAGCTTTTCCGATAGCTGGATATATTTCCTCCGTGATAGCAGTCGCGAGTTCAATTTCTTCACGAGTAATAGAATATTTTTCAAAAATTCTTTTAACAACTTGATACCTCGTCCAGTTTGTATATTTTAATAAACTTGTACCATTAAATCCTAAACAATCATAAATATAATAATGGATTGGTCCATATGTTCCATTTTGTCGTTCTATTGCTTTAGCTGGTAAACATCCCATAATAGAAGTTACATCTTTAGATGTTTTACCTGGATAGTAAATTTCTCCTAAAAGAATTGTACCACTTGGCAGCTGAGATAAAACAGAGATGATGTGAGGGATATTGGCAGACTTTTCTGTTAGTAGTCCCGTTTTTTTACTAATCGTGCGGCCAAAGAGATAATTTTCTCCACCAAGACCTTTCACATACATATATAACGCGCCGTCTTTTTTTATCTCAGCAAACCAAGTACCATCATCACAAGCTTTAAGTTGTGAATCTGTGCCTTTATGTATTAATTGAGGCTCTATCATTAAAACCCCGGCGCCGGGATAGAGTTCTTCTACTTTTTTATAATCAAACATTTTCTACTCCAGTATTTTCATACCAATTTTTAAAAATATCTGATGCAGATATTCTTGCTATTGCATTATCTATTGTAGCACGATGAACATCGTTAATTTCTTTTAGTTTACCACTTTTTATAAATTGATTAAGATTTAATGGAAAATAACCAAAAATATTTTGACAAATATTTAAATGAAAATCTCTTTTTACACCATTATGGTCATGTCCATGAATATTAAATGCAATAGTTTGAGCAGTTTCCCAAGTTTGAATAGTAAGCGGTTCATGAGAAAGTACAAGCTTCTGACTTATCCAAAGTGGACCGGAATATACCTCATCAAACACCTCTTGCATTTTTTCAATAGACTGGTCATGGTTACCCATAATAAGAACTTTATAACATTTAAGTCGTTTAATATAACTTAAATCTCCAATGTCGCCAAGATGAATAAGTGTATCATTTTTATGACAGGTTTCTTTTAAGATGTAAAATTGCTCTTCTTCAGATATACTATATCCCATGAATTTTCTATCTATGTCACCAAAATGAGTATCTGATATTAAATATATACTTCCTTTTTTAGACCAATGCTGAAAGCACGGATATAATGTTTTAATCATTTAAATCTCCATTTAATTAAGGTTCATAAGAATTGCTATAATTATAGCTATTGCACCTAAAGTAATCCATAATGGAATTAAAACAATGTGCCAAGGCCAGGTTATAACTCCTATAAGTTTTAAAATAATAAAAACTATTTGTACTACATCTAAAATTCCTAATCCTGTATAATTTGATGATTTATGTTCCACTAAAAAACTCCTTTATATCTTCTTTTTTTATAATAGGAATATTTTTTAAAGTTGCTTCTTTTACTTTTTTATAATTAATAGCATCTTTACTAATAATTAAAAAATCTGTATTTTCTGTAATATGAGCTTCTACATTATGTCCATTTTTTAATAGTTTTTGAACAAAATATGTTCTACCTTCAGGTAAAAAATCTCCGCTTAATGTAAAATACATAAAACCTTTTCCTTTCTTTTTATAATAATATTATAACATAAATTTTTAAAAAAATAAAGAAACAGGTATTAAACCTGTTCCTTAATAATAGCAGTTTTATAATTATATCCAAGCCACAGACCAGCTAACATTGGAATTGTATCTGCGATAAAAGCTATAATATTTTTTGGTAATTTTACAAGAACAGGAATCTGATAAAGTACACACTCAATTCCAGTCTTAACAACCCCTACACCAATGAAGATAGCAATTATTGTAATAAAAACATGTATAGCTTTATTTTTAGAATGTTTATAAAAATAACCACACATTAGACCGATAATTACCTGTCCTACCATCCACCCAATAGGAATCCATCCAGAAACAAGAAGACTTTCAAACATGCAACCTATAATACCTACAATAGCAGCAGGCCAGCCAAAAGCGAAACAAGCAAAACCAAAAACGATATAACCTAAATCAGTACCAATATGACCAATAAGAGGAATCTTTACTAACATACCTAAAATAACATAAAGAGCAATAGAAATACCTAGATAAGCGACCATTTTTGTTTTCTTCATTTTTTAACCTCTTTCTTTTTGTTTTATATTTTATAATAATATTATATCATAAATTTTTAAAAAAATAAAGTCAAGCTGTTAAAGCTTGACTAAATTTTTAATTTCCTCATCTTTTACTACCGCGCGGCCGGTGCTATCACGGGAAGTTTGTACAACTTCCGATACGCTTATTGTCTTACTATGCTTTGTTCCAATAATTAATAGATTATCATCGTTAGTACAGATGATGCCATTAACTACTATATCGGCCGCCGCGAGTTTAATACATTTTATCCCTTTTCCATTTGGAGCCTGATTTGTAAAAGATTCTACAGGGATTTTTGACACATATCCGAATTTTGTCCCAACTAACACAACTTTTGATTCATTCTTTCTATTGACCGGCAAGCCGACTAAAACGCTATCTCCTTCCGCAAGTTTAATAGACTTTCTGCCGGTAGTAACTCTGCCAATGGGAGCTATAGATTTTGTTTCAAAACGAATACTCATTCCTTTCTCTGTGATAATAATCACGTCTTCATCTTTTAGGAAAGTTACATTAGCAATAGAATCTCCTTCTTTAAGTCTAATAGCAGGCGCACCACTATTCTTTCTAAGATTCTTATATTCTTCAAGTTTTGTCTTTTTAATTAATCCTTGTGTAGTAAAGAACACAACATATTCTGCGTTTGTATTCTCTTTAAGATTTATAGCAGCCTGAATCTTTTCTTTTGAATCAAATTTAAATATTGTACTAAGATTCACTCCTTTTGATTTATTGTCCCCAACAGGGATTTTATCAACAGGAAGTTTATACATTTTACCTGTAGAGGTAAATATCATTACTGTATCAAGAGTGTTGGTAGCAAAAGAAGTAAGAATATTTTCATCAACAGTACGAATACCTTTTCCAGCTTTTCTTTGTACCTTGAAACTCATTTTTGGCACACGTTTAATATCGCCGTTGTTGGTCAATACAACAACTACATCTTCTGGAATTACTTCTTTTTTCTCTTTTGCTTCTTTTTTAATTTCAATATTAGTGATTTCTGTTCTACGTTCATCACCATATTTACTAACAATATCTTTAAGTCTATCTCGAATTAAACCAAGCTGAAGATTTTCATTTGTTAAAATATTATTTAACATATTAATCTTAGAAGAAAGTTCATCTCTTTCTTCATTAAGTTCTACCTTATCAAGTTTAGTAAGAGAACTTAATCTCATAGCAAGAATAGCTTTAGCTTGATTCTCTGTGAAAGAATATTTTTCAATTAATTTTTCTTTAGCTATTGAACTATTTTCACAACTTTTAATTAAGGCGATAATATTATCAATATCTTCTAAAGCTTTTAAAAGACCTTCAACAATTTCAAGTCTATCTTGTGCTTTTTTAAGGTCAAAATTTAATTCTTTGACAAGACATTCTTTATTGTGTTCGACATAGATTCTACAACAATCTTTTAATGTAAGTTCGGTAGGTGTTTTATCAACTAGGGCTACTTGATTATAAGAGAATGAAGTTTGAAAGTTAGTTCTTTGATAAATTCGTTCGGCTATAGAATCTACTGAAAAGCCTCTTCCAACCTCTACAACTATTCTAATTCCTTTTTTGTTAGACTCGTCGTGGGCATCTACTATTCCTTCAATTTCTTTTTTCTCAGTTGATTCACCAAGCTCTGACAAAAGTCCCTCGATTGTTTGTCCATATGGCACCTCGTAAAAAACAATTTTTTGTCCTTCAATTTTATACCTCGCACGAATTTTTACAGTTCCATGACCTTTAGATATAATATCTGGACATTCATCTCCATTTATAATTAATCCTCCTGTAGGAAAGTCAGGAGCTGGAATATGAGGAATACTATTATCCATATAATCATAAATTGCGGTAGCGACATCATGTAAATTATGAGGCGCCCAAGAGCAAGCCATGGCGACTCCAATTCCGGAGTTAGGATTGCATAGTAAGTTAGGAAAGGCACTAGGCAAAACAACAGGCTCACTAAGGCATTCATCATAGTTCGGAACAAAATCCACATTATTCTTTTTAATATTATTAAGTAAACCATCTTCAGATACCTTTGCTAATCTTGCTTCTGTATAACGCGCGGCGGCCGGTCCATCACCCGCAAT